GTACCCCTTCTAAGTTGTACCTGTTTGGTCATAGTACGACGCGCTCTTCAACTACTACTTTCTCTGATATATTTAGTATCTTAAATTATGGACACAAATACTCTTGGTGGTTCATAGTTGCGTTTTTCCGTTCCGCCACCTGAGAATCCGCCACCAGCAAGACCGCCTAATCCACCTGGACCTTGAGATGCCTCTCCATTAGGATCATACTTGCCGAGATAAATCGTACCAACACCAATATAAGGTGTACGTGCATATGCCTCAAGTCCAGATGCGAGACCAAATAATCCTCCCGTTCCTTCATAAGGTCTGGCGATAGATTCATTTCCAGATCCAATGATATTAATTGTGCCGCCACCATTGAAGTTCGGTATAAATCGAACATCGGGGAAGAGAAGTTCTCCATAAAGTCTAAAGAGAACTGTTTCTGACTCAATAGAAACTCTAAATTCTTGTTTTGTAGAAGCAATTCCACTAACATATACAGTTCCGATACCCGCATATAGGTAATCAGATTCCAGTGCGGTATTTGCATCACCATAAACGTCATAAAGAACTGTTCCTTCATTTGGATCATATCTAAATCTTTCAGATGCTCCGTTAAGTGTAGAGAATGTACCAGAACCATCATATCCTGTTCTGGAGAACGACTCGGCGCCAATTCCAGAAATAGTGAATAGTCCAGTTCCTTCTTTTGCAAACGAAAGAAGTACTTTTGTTTCTCCTTGAGAAGTAAGTGTAAGGGAACCAGAACCATTGTATACAAATAGATCTTCTTCTGCTGTTGAAGCTGCATCCGAGAATTGCAGTAAAGCAGTTGACGTAATCTGTTGAGTATTTCTAGTAAAGGAATTATTAGATTCATCCTGTCCATCACAAGTAATATCAACCGAATCGCAACCAGGATCTCTCTTACCAATCTTAAATAATCCACCACCACTGACATGTGGAATAAATCTATCAACACATGCTCCAGATAGTGATATAACTCCACCAGCACTTTGTTCGGCGAAGGTAAGATTTTCAGCAGGAGTGTCACCACTAATAAAGATGGTTCCAACACCAATAACAGGAGCCCTGCTGTAAGATTCTGTAGCAGTGCCATCTACCTCGAATAGAATGACATTTTGTCCTGGTCTTGCGCCGACAGACTCGACAAGACCATCGAAGGCAAATAGTGAACCACTTCCTTCATATGCAGATACAAACTTAATATCAGATGCAGCACTAGAAACTGTATAAGTTCCAGATCCAACATAATCAAAGGTTACTTTCTCTACACTTTCTGCAGTTTGAGTAGAGATTGTAATGATGCCAGAAGTTCCTGGATCACGTAGATCACCGTAATAACCATAAACTTGAATCTCTCTACAAGAACCAACACCAGAAATATCAAAGAGAGCTGTAGTTACATCATCATCGACTTGATTGACGTATGCCTCAGATCCAATACCCGTGAGACTAATTGTACCACCACCAGAGTATGGTAGTAGTGCTCTTGTAATCGTAAGTTCTTTATCGTCATTAAGACGGAAAGTACCAATACCTGGACTTCCAGGTCCACCAATACCACCCGCACCACGGGGGTAAATTGGCATGTAGTATCTACCGCCAACTGGATTACCAACAATATCAAATCCGAATGGACCAATAGCAAATTTAATGCCAGTGGTTCCAACACCAATATTCTGATCAATACCATAGTGTGGTGTATAATCAATATCTGGGTGATTAAGTTCACCACGGACAGTAATTATACCCGAAGTGCCAGGATCTCTATCATCACCATAATAGCCATATACACCAATTTCTCTACAAGAAGCAACACCAGAAATTGTTGTAATTCCTGTACCTTCGTAGAAATTAGCTACAAAGACTACACTTTCACCAGTAATTGAAATAATTCCAGGATCACCAACTTCACGAGCAGTAAACTTCTCGTCAGTACCAACTCCAGAAACTACAATATTGACAGTTTCTTCTGGGGTCTGAGCTGATAACCTTTCCTGACCAGTTCCAGTAAAATCATATAAGATAGTACCAACTGGAGGATCCCAGGTGATAGATTCTGCAGCACCAGTTGCAGTAAATAATGTTCCGAGACCAACATGACTGAAGGTTCTAAGTGGATCTGGAGCCTCACCGCTTATCTGGATGCCAGTGGTGCCTATACCGATATTTTGATCAATACCATAGTGTGGCGTGTAATCAACGTCTGGGTGAACCAGAGGCGTGCCAGAGATAGTGATGGCACCCGAAGTACCCGCACCAGTAATAATGTAAGTATAAAGTAGTCTAGTATCGCCTTCGGTAGTCTGGTCAAACAGAATTGAACCGAATGGATTTGTATTGAGGTAATTCTCAAGAATGAGTCCCCAATTTTCAGACCTCTGATTTGGAGTAGTAGTAATACTCTCCCAATCAAGAGCACCTGCAGAATCCGTAATATATCCCCAATCTTCTTCAGTGAATCCAAAAGATTCAAGATTATAATTATGAGTTCTACTTTCTAGTTTCTCTCCTGAGAAACCAACTAATATACTATTCTCGTAATCAGCAACAAACTTGACACTAGCTGCTGATGCCGAATTAATTATTATTTGACCCGAAGTTCCTGGATCACGGTCATCACCATAATAACCGTAGTTCCACTCAACCTTAGTGGCTCCCGCACCACCAGTGGAGAATAATTGAGTATCTTCTGGAGGATTAACTACAAACTTCTCGACAGAAGAACCTGTAATGCTGAATAACTGGTCGTTCTCCGCTGGATCAAAGGTTACCTTTACATCTGTAGCCCCGACCGACGTATCGAATCGAAGAGTACCAGAAGAATCCGTTGATCGGATAAGTCTTATGCCACCATCTTCTCTTATCTCGAAGAGTTGACCAGTACCGACCCAAACCTTGACAAGTTTCTTGAGTACTTCTCCAGCAAGAATAATGTAGAGGTCGAGTGGAGGAGTATAATCTTTAGTAGTCTTAGCCTCTCCAGTAATTCCTTCTACTGTTAGACCTCCACCTGGATATTGATCTACAGTTTCCCAAATAAATCCATAATTCAAATATGGAAGATCTGGTACATTATTTGGACTGTTATATGAAATATCTGAAGTTAAAGTGGAAGAATCATATGTCGGAGCAGTCTCGTCCGAAGTTGCTGGATTGTCTAGTAAGTTTCCGCTAGCATCCAGTGGATAATATAAATCTGTACTATAATCTGGTTGAGTCTGAACAGGAAGTCCTTCCCCAAAATCTAAATTATCGTCAATATAAGTATTCGCAATTGATCCATAATCTTCCGCTATGAACGGAAAATCTGCCTGTTGTAGATTATACTTAAAAACCTGAGGCATCAGTGCGACCTAAAATATAGTTTAGAGATCACAAAGGAGGGGATCGCTTCATAATAAGCAACCCCCTCACAATTCAAAAGTATTAAATTAAAAAAGAATCAGTCAAGAGCAACGTTCAGGGTGATCTTAATTTGGTCACCGTTGTTCTGAATGGTGTATGGACCATTTGTGAATCTTTCTGCATACATGATGCTGGAATAGAGAGTCGCAGTACCGACACCAGCGTTATTATTTTCGATTGGATTCATTGCAGGTGTGGTTGTGAACTGGTCATTGTTCTCAACCTTAAATACGGTATAAGTTCCAGAAGCAAGAGTTGTATTTGCAGCACCAGCAGCGATGTAGATAATATCACCAGCGACAAGACCGTGATTGGTAATTGTTACTCTACCGAAACTAAAGGTAACATCTGGGTCAGTTTCTAACTGGATGTTATCGACTAATGGTCTGTCGAGATAGACTACCTTAAGTGCCCTATCAACACCTATAACCTTTGTATCAGCAGCAATACCCGAGTTACCACCGACATGCATTCCTAAAGTAATATTATCTACACTCTGGTTGGGGTCGATTGTAATGTAGGAGTTGCCGATAACACCAATTACTGGATCAGAGTTATTACCCAAAGTGACTGTGGTTCCAACACCAACTGAAGCACCATGTACAACACCTTGTACGTTAGTTGGCATGTTGTTAGCGCGAGTAACGTAGTAGCCGTATACGTCACCAGCAGCTCCACTGAAAGTGAAAGTCTGTTCTGGATAAGTTGCAGTAGTGCCAGAACCTACTTGATTAATTGTCCAACGTGAACCGTTAAGAAGGATACCCGTCTGTTGAGTATAAGCCTGATCAGTTCTATTGTTTACACAATATGGATAACCAGTGGTGGGTGCATAACCGTATGCGTTGGTGTTACCTACACCGTATGGTTCGTAATAAGCAGTTGACGAAGGTACGTCAGACTCTGCTGGGGTGGTGTTCGATGTGAACAGTTTAAGAACAAGGTTTCTTGGGGACTGATCACCAAGAGTAGGAACGTGGTTGTTATTTGCAACCAAGTACCTTAGTGATTCAAGTTCTCCAATATTGGGGACTAATAGTGCCATTTAA